ATGATGAGCTTTCAGAAGATCTATAGCCCAATGCAATTGGCGAATGCAATGAAACTGGTTCGCCAGCAAAACGGCTGGACGCAGAGCGAGTTGGCGAAAAAAATCGGCATTAAGCAGGCGACAATTTCCAATTTCGAAAACAATCCTAACAATACCTCGCTCACGACATTTTTTAAGATTTTACAGTCGCTTGAACTCTCAATGACGCTATGCGACGCAAAAAATGCCTCGCCAGAAGCAACAGAACAGCAAGATCTGGAGTGGTGATGCCTAAACTAGTCACTTGGATGAACAACCAGCGGGTAGGCGAGTTAACGAAGTTAGCCAACGGCGCGCACACCTTTAAGTATGCACCTGAGTGGTTAGCCAGCCGTTATGCCAGACCGTTGTCACTTTCGCTGCCATTGCAGAGGAGGAATATCACCTCTGATGCCGTATTTAACTTCTTCGATAACCTGTTACCCGATAGCCCGATTGTACGTGACCGGATCGTTAAACGTTATCATGCTAAATCCAGACAACCGTTTGATTTATTGTCAGAAATAGGGCGAGACAGCGTTGGTGCCGTGACGTTAATCCCCGAAGATGAAACCGTAATGTGTCCGATAATGGCATGGGAAAAGCTTACTGAAGCCAGACTTGAAGAAGTATTAACGGCTTATAAAGCAGATATCCCGTTAGGCATGATTAGAGAAGAAAATGACTTTCGCATCTCGGTTGCTGGCGCACAGGAGAAGACTGCGCTGCTCAGAATAGGCAATGACTGGTGCATTCCGAAGGGAATAACGCCAACGACGCACATTATCAAATTGCCGATTGGCGAAATCAGACAGCCCAATGCGACGCTCGATCTTAGCCAAAGCGTTGATAATGAGTATTACTGTTTGCTGCTGGCGAAAGAACTCGGGTTGAATGTTCCGGACGCAGAAATCATTAAAGCGGGAAGGGTGCGCGCGTTAGCGGTCAAACGTTTTGACAGGCGTTGGAATACTGAGCGAACGGTTTTACTTCGCTTGCCACAGGAGGATATGTGCCAGACATTCGGTTTACCTTCATCGGTGAAATATGAATCAGATGGAGGCCCCGGTATCGCGCAAATTATGGCTTTTTTGATGGGGTCCAGCGAGGCGCTGAAAGATCGCTATGATTTTATGAAGTTTCAGGTCTTCCAGTGGTTGATTGGCGCAACAGATGGCCATGCAAAAAACTTCTCCGTATTTATTCAGGCTGGCGGCAGTTATCGGCTCACACCATTTTATGACATCATTTCGGCATTTCCGGTCCTTGGCGGTACGGGAATACACATCAGCGATCTCAAACTGGCAATGGGGCTTAACGCATCCAAAGGCAAAAAAACGGCAATCGATAAAATTTATCCGCGACATTTTCTGGCGACAGCAAAGGTGCTGAAATTCCCGGAAGTGCAGATGCATGAAATCCTGAGTGACTTTGCCAGAATGATTCCGGCAGCACTGGATAACGTGAAGACTTCATTACCGACAGATTTTCCGGAGAACGTGGTGACGGCAGTTGAAACCAATGTGTTGAGGTTGCACGGTCGGTTAAGCCGAGAATACGGTATTAAGTAAGATATGGGGTTTTGGTCGTTGTTAATGAGCAGAACAATCATGAACCGCCAACGACTGGATTCTCCCTTGGTTTATGTTGGTGCGCATAATGTACGACTCGTTATGTTGAAAAGGCCGCTGCGAAAATCGAATCCCGCAGCGGCCTCTTTAGCATAACGTCATTGTGCGAACCAATTATTTAGTCCTGCTGTCGACCAGGGGCATCATAACCTTGTCTTTTTCGCCATGCTTTTTCACCTCTCTCCCATATAACCGTGTCATTAGTTAGCTTTCTAAATTTCGCTAATACTTTTTTATCAATGGATAAATTTCCATTAGCATTCAAATATACGAAAGTATCGCCAAATAACTCTTTTATTTTATATACAACAGTTTCTTGATATAGCCAGTTTGTGTTTTCCAGCTCTGATTTCATCCATTGTGCAACATCATCTACAGTAGCCATATATGTCCTTTTATTTTGGTGAGATTATTACTTTTACCGAAATTGAATTTGTACAACGCTCAAGGTCATTCTCCACACCAATTGGATTGGCAATTCTACCTTCAGGGTCATATACAAAACACACTAAAGTTTCGCAATCAGGATGCGTTTGATAATGAGCTATATCAACAATTAATTGCTCACCAACTTCTTTTTGCTTGAGATTTTTTCTCGTTTTCTTTAACTCGATAATGATTTTTTCATTCTTTAACAAGAAGTCAACTCGTGTTGAAGATCCTGCATAGCTTGGCGTATATTCTTCTGGTCTGACATCCTCGAAATGAATCTTCAAAAGAGCATGAAATAAATCCTGAACGTCATATTCGTCATTTATTTCAATGGTTTGTCTATTATCGTGTCGTTGCTGTAGCTGTCTTGCAACCTTATGAAATTGATGGCAAATTAGTTCAACAAGAGCTACGGGATCATTTTTTGTCTCTATGAAATTCCCGTCAATTCCATATTCTTCAATCTCAGCAATCATAGACGTAAGAAGAGAATGTGCTTCATCTAAACCACTACAAAATGCGTTATCGAAAACATAATCTGGTGTATCACCAACAAATGCCATTAAAGAGTATCGAATTGAGCCAAATTCTTTTTTGTGATCTGACTCTTCACCAAATATTTTTGATATGGCGGTCTTAGTGTTTCTTTGCCATAAGTTAAAACTTGGGTTATTTCCTGTACTCCTTCGTTCATTTTGTATTGCTGGGATTTGCTCCCGTTGTCTTTTTAATATCTCGATAGCTTTTTCTGGCTTCATTATCTTTCCTCAAGACTAAAAAATAATCACCTCTGAACTTCACCGCTGATATATGGAGCAAAATTGCTTACCAATAATAAGAGTTTCTTCTGTGCCACCAATAAAGCAGACCGTATCCGACGATAAGAATACCGAAAAACATTAACGACATTCCCCAGCCAGTTCCGTACCACGAAACCATATCATCGAAAACCAACCCACCCATTTCACGTACTCCGGCAGCTTCCTTAAGAATTGGTTTGAATACCGGAATCAGAAGGGCGATCGCCAGTGGAGCACCCCAGCGAACAAGGCCTGTTTCCATTTTGATCCCGAAAAAGATCCCCGCCCCAACAACAAGCAGCCAGACTATCAGGCCAGGCGCAGTTTCCAGTGCTGTTTGCCATTCAACATCGAAAGTTTTCATTAGCCAGGCAACAACTGCCAGACAGAAAGCAAATACGCCGACGACAACCAGTTCAACGCCGCTTGTTTCGTTATTTCTACTCATCCTTTTGATCCTTTTTTACTGTTCAAAATTCGCACAATAAAGAACGTGCAGTGTTGGTAATACTGCACGTTTGTCTCATTCCTGAGACTGTTAATCCTTTTACTCTTCTCCAGACACCGCTTTTTTCATAAACATTTTAGTACTGTAAGTGTATGAACTTAATGCAGAAACCTGCCTTGCGAGTGCCAGAATATCTTGTTTTTCCAGTGTCCTGATGTTCCACACGATGAAATTATGTGCGTTAGTGGTTTCTTCATCAGTATATCCATCCGCAGAAGTGATTAGCTTCCGCTCGGTAGCTTCTTCTTTAACATCAAGAGCATAGCCATAAGCTAAGGTGTTTAAGTCTGCACCCGTAATTTTAGCTATCTGAATGATGTCACTGAATTTAGGTTCAGTTTTGCCGGACGCTATCCTGACCAGCGTACTCACGCTAATGCCAGTCTTCTCGGCCAGTTCTTCATAAGTCGAGTGTTCCAGAATTACCTTTTTGATACGTTCTGCTCTCTGTTTGTCCGCCATAACTTCATGCTCATTGTTGCCCATCTACTTGGCTCCATCTTAACAGTGGTTTTTCAATAGTTAGATTTGATGCTCATTTCTGACAATTTAAACATTGCAAATGTATTGACTGTCAGATCTGAGCATATTACATTGTGACCATTCAATCTGCTCACAAATGACTATTGACACATATTTTGATGGGTGTGACTACTTATGATCGACTGGTTTACCGGAATCCTGCCTTGCACACACCGACCGTTACCGGCTGGTAGTGTCGTCAGCGTCGATGCTGACGGTGCAGTGGAGTGGGAAACAGTAAAACGGTTGACCGTTCGCGGTTCGCATGAGTCCACAATGAAAGTAAGGTCTGTTGGATCTGATGGTGAAGGTAGGGCAACACATCTCTACATTGACGGTAATCCATCAAAGTTTTTGCAAGGTCACTCTGTTATCGGTTCCGACGATTTGCAAGGGTTGGTGTTAACAGCTTACGCCAGAATATTGGCATTACTGCATATTCCTCATGATCTACCATCCTATCGGCAGGTCATGGAAGGGCAATTTAAGATCTCGCGCATCGATATCAATTACATGTATTCATTGTCAACATTAGAAAATGTCCGCGCATGGTTATATGCCGCAGAATTTAAAGCTAAAACTCGCCACGGTCGCGCCTGTGGTAAAGGTGGCACTGTTTACTTAGGGAAAAACTCCCGTCGTTGGAGCCTGAAATTTTATTCAAAATATGATGAGCATACATCTGGCAAAAAAGGGCACCAGATGGCAGACGAATTCGTTAAAGCTGGTTTACTGGACTGGTCAAAAGATAAATTACGCATTGAATTAACATTAAGAACAACTGAATTAATTGATTTGAATCTTACGCTTGGTAATAGCTGGAATATTGAGACGCCCAATAAATTATTCTCTGACTATGTAGGGAGAATAGAAATGAATCAAAATACTATATTAACTGATGAAAAAATAATTAATCTCCCAAGAAAAATACAGTCTACATATTTATTGTGGAAGCAGGGCGCGAACATGAAAGAGATGTTACCGAAACCTACATTCTACCGACACCGTAAAGAATTACTTTCTTTCGGAATAGATATTAACTTTTATTGTGAGTCACCGGATTCTAATAACGTTGTTCCGTTGGTTCGTACTCTTGAAGCCAAACCAGCCAAAATTCCATCATGGGTTTATGAGAAAGGTTTAATTTTCGATTATAACCGTATTTCACATGCCAGTAACTGGCATTAAAGGAGAGTGATATGTCTAATTATGGTCTTTTTGTAAAAGGTAAAATGCTTGGTGCTCGCCAGCGTAATAAGGTCAATGGTCAGGGATACTATAATGAAATTGGTGTTGGCTTAGAGATTCCTGATGGTTTTGGCGGCACTAAGCAAGACCAGATTATTATTCGTGTATCTCAGGCTCTTGTTAATGCCGGTGTAATGAATCAGGCAAATAATTTTATCGGTAAGTTAGTCCAGATACCTGTATATGTTCGCGTCTGGTCAATGGAGGGGAGGGAAGGAGTAACTTATAACATTTCATCAGATGGCGGCATTACTGAAATAAAAGGCTGATTATGGATACATCAGGTTTCGATATTCAGTTTGATAATCATATTCCTGAAAATGGTTACCGTATTGAAGGTTATTTATGTAATGCGAACAATGCAAAAGAATGTCAGGCAATAATGGTACGTTCTGAACCATTTCATCAAATTGATTATTCTGCAATGGGAAATTACTGGACATTAGGTTTTGGCTCTGTCCTGCTGCTCTGGCTTTTTTCTGTAGGTGTGGGACAGGTAATAAAGATGGTTCGTACTGCTTGAATGCGAACCTTTAAAATGTAATGGAGATAGAGTTATGTTTAAAAAAATCGTTAGTTTTCTGGCTGTACCTGCATTAATGGCTGTTTCTGGCGCGACTTTCGCTGCAGAAGGAGCGGCATCAAGTGGTGTTGATTTATCGCCGCTGACGAACAGCATTGATTTCAGTACAGTTCTGGTTGCGATTATGGCCGTTGCTGCTTCACTGGTAACACTTTATGCCGGTGTCGCTGGCGTTCGCTGGGTATTGCGTACCGTTAAATCCGCATAAATTCATTATTCATGGGCGATGCAATATCGCCCGTTTTACTTGAGGTTATTATGGAGATTGAATTATGGAAATTGGGTTCCCTTTTATGGGGGATCGTCTCAGCTTATGTCGTTATTCTTGGGCTAAGAGGCTGACGGTTTATTCCTTTATTTTTTCCTTTCTCTGGGTTTCCTTTCCCCGATATTCATATTCATTTGTACCAGCAATTGCAGCAGTGGCTGCGCGGGCTGTTATTCCTAAAGTCGTTGGCCGGGTGCTTGTTCGTCGCTTTGCTGCCAATGATGCGATTTATACGGCATCACAGCTTACAGCAACCCGTGTTTTTGTTGGCCGCGCTGCGGCTAATGCTGCCGAATACTTGCCTGCTGCCTCATCATACAAAATGAGCGGTGTTGCAACGTGGGCGGGTATTGCTGCTGCTGTATCATCTTTTGTTCCGTCTTCTTTGAGTTCATCTGACGGCTCGGTAATGGTAATGACTAACGGTAAAAAGATTTCCGATAATTTATATGAAGTAACGTACAGTGGTCAAAGTGGTGAAAGTAAGACGATAACCGTTAATTTTGAACCACAGGAATTAAGTCCGGTAATCCTTCATGTTAGTCGTAATAATGTGGATGAGGGTTCTCCAGTTGTAGGTGTTGAAACAGGATATTCCACGCCAGATAATGCACTTTATTATTATCAGGATTCGAAAGAGCTAATTTATTACTATGGTGATAATCCAACTGAAATTGCCAGAAATTATCTTAATGACTATAACTCGCGTACTTATACTGAAACACTAACAAATTTTGAACGCACTGTGACGAATAAAGTTGTCAACAGTAATGGAGATGTATCCTTTACTGAACAGAATTATAAGTTTACTTATCCTTCCTCATTTTATGAAATACCTGAGATTACACACTTGTATAGCAACCCGGCCGCATCTTCATTTCCCGCAGGTATTCCCATGTATGAAAATGTAGCAGGGCTTCCCATGTATTACAGCGTTGCTTATTTAACAGCAGGCAAGCAATATCAGTATCACAACACGCCTTGTAAAACGACTAATCAGTCAAATGGTGGATATTCGACGATTTGCGCCGTTCCTGAAAAAGAGGATTACACCGCAAAAGATATTGATGAAAAGAGTGAGCTTACTATCTGGACCAATACCAAATATAAAGCCATGACGGAAGTACTGGAGGCCGGAAATATTGAGTCCATGATTGATTATCTGGAGTATCTTGATAGTGTTAGTGTATCGCCAGCACTTCTTGCCGACATGATTAACGAGCTGTGGTCTGAAGCTGCCGTTAATGCCGATTATAACGGCTTACCGTTTAAAGAGGTTTCACCGGCTGAAGTAACTTCTGCGATGTCGGAACTTAGGCTATCTCCAACGTTATTAGATATGCTTTCACCTGTATCTGACAGTGCAGGGGCTGACGTCAATATTGATATTACCATTAATAACAACTCAGGATCTGACACTGGAAATAATGGCAATATAGATTTGGGAGAAGATCCCGGTGTAAAAGAGCCTGAGCTTGAAGAAACGCCAACGGCAAGAGATATTTTAACGCCAATTATTAACTTGTTGCCTTTTACAAACGAATTTAACATCGGCTCTCGTTCAGCATCCTGCCCCGTTGTTGAATTCAGCGTGTTTAATCACCAGTACAGAATTGACTCCCATTGTCCGTTAATTGAGCAGAACAGAAGCGCCGTAGAAACCATATTTCTGATTATATGGGGATTTGTTGCGCTCCGTATTATTCTGAGTGCCTAAAGGAGTGCAACTATGTTTGGGATTCTGATTAGTGCATTAAATACTTTGTTAGGTTTTGTATTCCGGTCATTGATTATTAAATTCGTCGTATTCTTTGCGCTGTATTTTGTAGTCCAGGGCTTCGTTGAAATCCTTGTTGAGTTACTGCCAGATTCAAGCAATCTCTCATCGCTGTTTGCCAATTTATCAGACGGATTCTGGTACTTCATTAACCTGAGTAAATTACCACAGGGGATTAGTATGATTATCTCCGCAATGGCTACTCGTTTTATTATTCGACGTATTCCTGTTATAGGGTGAGTTATGGCTATTTCTGCATATATTGGCATACCCGGCTCAGGAAAAAGTTATGAAGCCGTTTGCAATGTCATTATTCCAGCATTTACCAGCGGCCGGAGAGTTGTGACGAACATTTATGGTTTACAAAAAGATAAAATCACCGAACGTTATCCTGATGCAACGGGAGAAATTATTGTTGTGGATAATGATGATGTGCTTAAAGCAGATTTCTTTCCTTTTAAAGGTGGGGAAGGGAGCTTTTGCCAGTTTGGTGATTTAATTGTTATTGATGAAGCATGGCGAATCTTCGGTAGCGATAAGGATATGACGGCTGAGAAGAAATCATTTATTGCTGAACATCGTCATTTTACGCACCCTGAAACGGGTATTAGCTGTGATTTGGTTATTGTAAATCAGTCACTTTCTAATATTGCTCGCTTTCTGAAAGACAAAATAGAAACAACTTACCGGATGCGCAAGCTGAAAGCGTTAGGCCTGAATAATCATTACTGCATTGACGTATATTCAGGCCACAAAATCTATAAAAGCAACCTCGTCACCAGTTATCGCAATAAATATAACCCTGATATTTTTGAACTTTACAAAAGCTATGAAGGAAATAACGGTAATGAAAAGCAGACAGATAAACGCCAGAGCATCTGGAATTCTGGCAAAGTCAGGTTCTTTCTTGTGCTTTTTCCATTGATGTTTATCGGGTCAGGCTGGCTGATTTACTCATTTTTCAGCACGTTTGGCCGAAGCGATCCCTCTCCAGATTTGACTACAACAGATGTACGTGATGCGGCCATGTTTCGTTCTTCCGCTGTTACTCCAGCATCAGATACTCCCTCAGAACCAGCTGAACCGCCACTTTCAACCGAGTGGCGTATATCAGGGAGAATGACCAGTGAAGGCAGGGCGTTTGTGATTCTTGTTAACGGTGCCGGTGTTTTGCGTGCCGTTCCTGCATCCAGTTTTAATTACAAAGGGATGTTGATGAGCGGAATTATTGATGGTGAGCGTGTGACGCTTTATACGGGGAAAAAATAATGAAAAAGATTTTACTCGCATTAACGCTACTATTTTCTTCATGTGCTTTCGCAGGGTCAGAGCTTGAATTAAATAAAGTCAAGCTACCGGAGGCTATTTCTCTTATTTACAGTGAGGTGCTTAAAGTCCCGTATATGCTAGATCCACAGCTTGTTAATGATGAACGAATGATTACATTCAGGTTAACACCTGATATTGATGAACGGGAATTTGTAACCCGTTATCTTGGCAATATGAACATTCGAATATGGACGAAAAAGGGTGTTGATTTTATCGCGCCCTATACGCCGAAAGAGCCGGTTAAGCCACGTTATACATGGACTTATACGCCTCAGTACCGCTCTGTTGCCTACCTGTCTGATATTCTTGGCGGCTACGTTTCAGGCTCCTTCAATAACAGTGGAGCCGTGATTTCTGACGATTCGCTAAAAGGTTCATCAGGGGCAAGCAACTACATCAATCGAACCGGTGATATTCTGGTTTATTATGGTACGAAAGAGGATATCGCCATCCTGAAAACACTGGTCACTTCGCTGGATACGATGAGTGATGAAGTGGTTGTTTCTGGTTATGTTTTTGAGGTTCAGACCTCGCAGTCTGACGGCTCCGGCATTCTTTTAGCGGCTAAAATTCTGTCTGATAAATTCAATATTTCAGTTGGTGCTGCCGGACTGGATAATTTTATCAATATTCGAACCGGCTCCATTGATGCCATTTTCAATCTGCTGAAAACCGACAGTCGTTTTACTGTTGTCAGTGCGCCACGACTGCGGGTAAAAAATAATGCCTCAGCGTCTTTTTCAGTCGGCTCTGATGTGCCAGTACTGGGCAGTGTTACGGTGAATAACAATACGACAACGCAATCCGTTGAATATCGTTCCAGCGGTGTTTTGTTTAACGTGACGCCATCAATCAAAAGTCGGACAATGGATCTCAAGATTCAGCAGCAGCTTTCCAACTTTGTGACCACTGAAACCGGCGTCAATAACTCGCCAACCCTTATCAAGCGTGATGTAACAACCGAAGTCAGCCTTGCAGATGGTGATATTATTTTACTTGGTGGCCTTGCTGAACAGAAAGACAGTAAGGCCAGTTCCGGCTGGAGCTTCTTCGGTTCCCGTACCAGTGAAAGCAACAAGACTGATATTATGGTGATGCTTCAGGTCAGAAAGGTTGACCGGAGCAGGGCGACGCCCCGCAGCGCCGCGAGGAGCGGTGAACTGTTCCGGGACAACCTGAACTGATTGTATGGATTTTTATTATGGCGTTAACTTTTATGGGGTATGAACAGTACGACATCTTCTAGGTATTCAGTTACTTAGAGGATTTATTATGTCTGTAAAAAATAAGGCGCGTGACCGACTTCCCGGTGGCCGCCTTAAGTCTTATCGTCGTGTAGGTTCACATTTTGCCAGTTGTGCCAGATGGTTTGATAAATCGCCGTCCTGGTATCGCAATATGATGATGACCAGGCCTGAGCGCCGTGAAGTCAGAAGGCTTCTCAATCAGGTAATGCGTGGTCATGATGCTGACGGCATTGCTTTTCCGGTCAGTCATCGTCCGTTTGTTTATTGGTGGTGAATTTCGTACGCACGAAATTTCACGCATAAACACCAGACAAAAAATCGTTAACTGTCTGTTTTGAAAGATAACGCCGGTCAGTGACAAAACTTGTTTTGTTGCTGTCCGGGGTTGGCCAAGCCGTACAGTTTCCATTTTCAGCGTTATGGCTGATTCGGCGCGGCAGCATTCATCGGGGCTTATCATGGAAAAATTCATGACACATCAGGAGCTGAAAGTGATGCTTCTCAAAGATCCAGCATTCCGGGCTGCTTATGAAGCTGAGAGCCAGAACCCGCAATCCGGTTACCAGATTATCCGGCATCATGGTGATGGCACTGAAGAAGTGGTGTTTGATTCTCGTGTATCAGGTACAGATTTACCAACTAACTGGATGAACAGGCCTGATTGGTGAGGTCAGGCCGTTCACTTACTGCTGACAGACATTTGATTCTGATTCGTTTGGAGAAACGGATAACGTAGAATCACCATTGATAGTAGCCAGTTGACGGCCAGTGTCAACGATTCCCGCCAGATTCTGCCATCCTTACCATTGGTGCGCATAATGTATATTATGTTAAATTGCCTGTGAAGGTCCTTTACTTCACCATTCACATCCACACACAGATAAATCAATACGTTGTGATTTCTGACTTCCCTCCCGTTTCGGTAGAAAAATTCAACCTCTGTTCAGTGATGGCACACCATAGACCATGAGTTGGATACTTGCGTTGGATATAACGCAAAAGGTAATTTAGCGATCTGTTCATCAGTCAGGTTGGCATCACCGGAGTAAAGCACTTCGCTACCGGCGACTTCCTGAGCTCGTGCATCTGAAGCCTGCTTAAGACGTTGTTGAATAGTATCCAACTGTGAATCCTGCATACCATTGCGCCGTACAAGTCCTGAATTAAACATGCTAATGGTTGCAATCGATTTGAATCGTTTGTCCGTCTCGGCGGCAGCAAGTGAATACCCTCCTCCCCCGCAAATCCCCAACAAACCAATACGGGTGCTATCAACACCAGGATACTGGCTGATGAAATCAGCCATACCGTGGATATCTTCAATACGATTCGCAGGTTTATCCACGTTACGTGGCACCCCACCGCTAGCCCCCTGATAAGCTGCATCGGCGGTAACAGTAATATAGCCATGCTCAGCAAGGCGCTGCGCATACAA